AGCAAGCTTGCTATGCATGCCACCGCCATAGGTTCCATTTTGAATAAAGGTTGAAGCAAGACTAGGCATAATCCCTTCATTAAAAGTTCTTAACCCTTCCGTTCTTTGTCTATCTAAAATAGATTGCATAAATGGATTCATGTAATTTTGATAATCTTGATAGAACGGACGTGATGCCGATTGATACATGTTTTGGGCTTGATCAAAATATGGTCTATACATCCCTTCTTGACGACCTAAAACATCCGCACGTTGTAAATCTGGATTTGTAGGTGCCACACGTTGCCCTGGAAAAGGCGTATAGCCCAATTTAGATAAACCGTGCGCTCCTTCCATCATCTGTCGGGATAAGTATTCATACCAAGGTTTTTGGCTGTTAAAGACTGCCGTAGAATTGGTAGACATTATTTGCCTCCTAAATAAGCTTTAATAGGTTTTGCCTTGGGCGGCAAACCTTTAGGATTAGAACGTTTATGTTTGCGAACATTCTTAACCATATTCTTTAAAATTTCAGCACCCTTGGCATTATTGCCACCGCCAATCGCATCCACTGCCTCTTTGCTAATATTCACTTCCGTTGGAGAAACCAATGCGGGAACACTTTGTTGAGCTCTGCCACCCTTTTTATAATGATTGCCTTGCATGGCTTCATTAACCAGACCTTCAATTTGCTCTGCGCCTGCTTGTGGGTTCCCATCCCCTAAGTCAGACGTCGCACTAGAATCGACTACATAGCTGCCTGGTTGAAGGTAGACTGGCATTTGGTCTGACTGGCCTCCGCCCTCACCTTCAAAGGTGTGAACATGACCGCCAGTGGCATACTGAGCCAAAGGATTTACATCGTCGAAATACAGCTGCTCGGGAGAAAACCCTGGGGTGTAATTGTTAGGGTCGAAATGTCTTAATGACCTCTCTATAGGCTTCATTTGCCTTGGATAGTCTTCAGGTGCCCATTTGGGACCGTTGTTGATCGCATCTTGAAGAGTAGGCCCTTTAGGCGTTTTATATTTAGCGCCCAGGGTTCCTAAAATAGTAGTTCCGAGTAACGCCTTGTTAATATTGTCTTTGGTTAAAAGGCTTCCTAAGCCGCCTGCACCAGGTGCGCTACCCTTACCAACATTTTGAAGTGCATTAAAGGCACCCGCACGGCCAGAATTAGCGCCTCCTAATAAAGAACTGCCAATGTTGCCATATTTAGGAGTACCCATGCCCATAAATGAGCCTGCGGTGCTTTGAGGTGAAACCCCTAGGGAATTCCCTAGATAAGGAAGACCATAAGCTTGCACACCACCATGGATAGCACCTTTGAGCATCCCTTTGCCAAATTTACCGCCTTTGGTTTTTTCCATTATCCCGCTGGCTAAGGAAGCAGCAGCGGTGCCCCCAGCAGGGCCCCCGTACATGGTTCCAATCACTGTGGCAGCGGTGCGCACGAGAGCGGGTAATATCTTTTTAAATACCCTACCACCCTTCCCAAACGCTTGAGGCATCTGAGTATTATTTGAAAAAGGCAAACCCATAGCCGGGTAGCCTTGTTGCATAGAACTCATATTCCCCATGGGTTGGGGAAAGTTTTGACTCATGCCATAAGGGGTATCTTGCTCATATGGCGTATAGTATTGTGATTCTCCAATCATTATCGTTCATCCTTGAACAAATCCAGTGGCCTGATAAAGCGCAAACGCCCATTCTTGCCAATTGTCATACAAATCTGTCGGGGGTGCGTTTAATCCATCAAAAGTGGGCGCACCTATAACCTCATTTCCCCAATCTTTCCACTCTCTATCAGTATAGAGTATAGGGAGATTATCGTCTGGGAAGTCGATTAAAAGAGAGGCTGCCCAATCCAATAAATCAATACCCATAGGGATTATCACGATCTGGCATCCCCAATACTTAAACTCAATAACGGTTGACCCATTTCGTAATAACCACCCACGACATTACTATCGAACCTCAATGTCATATGCCGATATTGTGCCCGTGGATTAAGCCTTGCAGTCGTGGGTGTGAACGTTAATGGTTCTGATGCCTGTAACTCAGAGCGGGAATATTCACGCCCCTTAATAGCCACAGTCATGTCGCCAGTCTGGATAAAATCAGGCTCAATTTGGTCTATCGCGACCCAGCGATTTACACCCGTCCACTGACCCGTTGGACCCAACGCACAAAAGGCAATATCTCCTGTTTCAAAAAATGAAGGAATCGCATCCACTGTGCCATCTAAATAAACCGCATCGGTCCCAACCTCTTGCGTATAGATAGAGTATTTACCATTGCGAGGCGAATTAGAGGCCCAAATAGGATAAGGGTAAATTTGTTCGAAATATCCAGCCCCTCGGCTCTGTAATGTGTCATACCATTTGTTTTCTCGAATATTGTAAACAACTGCCGCATTCGCCTCTGTCGAATTACCAGAGGGAAAAAATACCCATATTTCCCCTTTTCTAGGATACTTTGTAACCCAAACTTTTTGTCGTTGTGAATAATTTAAATTGTCAAAAAAGTAATTGAGGTTCATGTCATTCGGAACTTCTTTAGTTGTTCCGTTGTACAGGCAGAAACGATCTTGAGCCACCCAAAAATAAAGCCCATCGTACTCAATCACAGAATTTTGACTCATGATGGAAGTCTGGTCGGAAATAGTATCAAATCTAAAATTGGGTATATTGCCCGGAAGTGGCGAAAAATAAGCCCGAATGAGGGTATCCAGGCTCCAAAATAGTGCACCCGGCGCGGCGTTTCCCGCTCTTGTTTGTAAGGCAGTGACAATTTTTTGAGAGCAAATAGATTCTGTGTTAACAACATCCAGAGGGTTTCGTTCGTCAGTCCAGCTCACCAATCCATCATTACTATACGTCATCAAAAAAGGATGTAACGCAATCATTCCGCCAGAGACTGAATGACCCATGGGTGATAATACAGACGTATCATCAATCCCACCGGACGATAAAAGACCATAATAAATAGGGGTTTCTATTTGACTGTTAATGTCTGACAAATTAGGGGCAGCGTGCGCAAAGATATAATTATTACCACTGGTGGCGGAATAAATGACATCAAAGTTCCACATATTATTGGGGTCTTGTCTGAACCCAATCGGTGTTCTATTGGCGCTCGATATCAGTGTTCCATCTTGATTAATAAAAAATTCTTGTAATGTGTTTTGGTCACCACTAAAGATTGCCAAATCCGCTTGACTGACGCTTGGGTTAACATAGATGCCTCGAGAAGGATAATCTAAATTGCCTATTGTTTCGCGATGTCCTCCCATCTTTTGAGGCAAACCTCGCTGAAAACGACAATGCTGACCATCGATATAATAATTACCCGAATAGTCTGTCCCATCTCTGCGAATACCGGGCATTGTGTTAATCGGAAATATTTTAGAAGGCATTAGTCAGCTCCTCTATTACTTCCGCGGTCAACAAAGTTTGCCTTATCTTGAAGGTCTAAGGTTTGTCGTGCTTTCTCATAACGAGCTTCCCACATAGGTATTCGTTCATCATCTTTTAAGAATGGAATGGCCTTACAAAGACTGCCCCACAAAAGAGCATCTGGTGCATAATCCGTTAACCAATTGGTTTGTTGGTTTTCATTAATAGGGACAGGCATTTCTAAATAGCCAATTTGAAATGGGTAGTTGTCATCTGGTGTCGGCCCAATTAGCCAATGAGTGAAGCCATAATCCGCATAAAATAAAGGGGGTGCGAGAACAGTTGGGTCTTGCGCATAATCCCTCACATATTCATAACTTCTAAGCTCTAAGGAATTTACAGTATTAAAATTAGTACCAGACCCATAGGTGAAACTGATATTGCGTCGCCATCTGGCAGGTTTGGGAATTACCGCACCCCCTGATTGAGCACCACCAATGAAGGCCCCATTCACATATTGTTCATAGCCTAAATTGACGTACTCACGACAAATTTCTTGATGGGTTAATTCGATAAAATTAGGGATTTGCGCTATTGTCTCGGCATTAGTAGTGTTCAGCCATTGTTCAATGTCTGAAACCAAAGAATTGTATGTCATTGTCATAAAAAATCCCTTTTATGATGCTTCCCTTATCCGTCACTGGAAGGGCATATCATGAACCAATTAAATGCAAAATCGGTGGTGCCGTCATAGGCTCCCCCCACATTAGAAACCAAGAAATCTGAGCCTGGATTAAATCCAAAGAGGTAAGGTTGTCTGGTTAATAAGCGATTAGCGCAAGGAGATCTAACACTTAAAATAACGGTATTAAAATTGGCCTTAGTAGTATTCACTTGTGCAAAGTTATAACCATCTGAACCCAAAATACCTGCACCATATGTCATATCGCTGCTGCTACCGCTGACCAAAAGAGGCAGTGAAAGACTGCTTCCTAACTGCCATAATCGATTTGAATCAGAAGGCGTGATGATGAAATAATTCATGATTGAGTTGTCGGTATTACTGGTTGATGTCACGGTAAATGACTGAGTATTATTAACGCTCGCCACTGTATAATGCGGGTTTGGGTCCCCTCCCGTTGAGGGAACCACAATCGTTAATAAAATGGGATATAAACGTGTGGCAAGAGTGGTTAATATAGTGGCACTACCATTGGAAAGCTGAAATTGTCCATGCGTTGGGCAAACAGAATTGGTACACAACACAGGTAAAGAAAATGAGGTAGAGGGCAAATTGTTTTGCAATGATTCATAAATAAAAAACCAACCGACAGTGCTGGCATCTCCACCCGCGGTATTGGTAGATTTAATGACAAAATTATCGCCTGGTGTAATACTGTCTACATAGAGATAACCGGGTTGAATCAAGGGGCCTTGATACGTTAAAAAGATTTTACTTGAGGCAGTAATCAATCTGTTTTGAACTTGAGCGACACCGCCTGAGAGAGTAGCAAATCCATAAGTGTTATATAACGCGCTACGTCCAATCATCGGGTAATTATAGGGTCCAGACATTGTTAAATCCTTTTAAACGCTTGCATTAATAAGCCACCAATTAAGTGTTGCATTATCCAGCCCAGAGGTTGACTCTACATCAAAAAATCCATCAGAAATATTTTTAACGTAATACGTCTGAGTGGTATCTGAAGCTTCACTGGATGCTTTGGACACAAAAACAATAGTCTCATTGGCCGAACGAGAAGCAGTGGTATTGACTCTGGCATTGCCACTCACCAATGCTACTTGACCATATGTCATATCAGAAGGCGCTGAAACTAAGGGCGGAATAAACGTACCAACTGACAGAGTATCTGGGTAATCAGAAGCGGGCGTTAAGATTAAATAATTAAAATAACCATTGTCAGTACTTGAGCTTGAAGTCAGCGTAAAGCTTCCATTAGTTATCGCCGAGAATGAACACTGCGCATTGGTTAATGTATTATTAGATGCAGTTAATACGCGGCCTATAAAAATGGAACTTGTCGACCTACAAGACGCTTTGTTAACAGTAACTGTCCCATTGGTAAAATGCGCTTGTCCTATTGTTTCCCCTAGATTGATAATTGGCAATGAAATAGGCAGTAATTGAGGCCAGCCTTCACTCGTAGGTTTAAGTATGAGATAAAACAACCGACCATCATCAGTGGCAGACGTCGAGCGTACTGTAAAGATGCCATTTCGTAGATTAGAAAAACCCACAGCACCGGCAGGATTGCTCCCAGTATTTAAGCGTGTTAATAATATTTTAGAGGTAGCTAAAATGCTGCTTGAGTCAACATGAGCAGTGCCAGCGTTTAAGGTAATTATCCCATAGGAATTATGGAATGGATCGCTATTATACAATATGGGATAAGCAACCGGACCACTCATACATCAATTCCTTACGCAACCACATACTTAACGTCTATGACCCAGGTGTAAGTAACACCTGCTACCCCTGTCGCATTTAAAACAGCCGCTTGAGTACCCGTATCTACCGAAATTGAAAAGTCACCCGTACTCGTTGCAAATTTGACATAGTTTTGCGTACCAACAACCGAGATATTCCCTGCCCCTCTCATGACCGCAGCGAGAGCTCTTCCCCCTGTGAAATTAGCAAACGTTGAATCAAAACCTCGGACCAACACTTCAATGGTTGCAGATTTATTGGTAGGCAATGTCAATAAAGTTAAGGCTAAATTTGCTGTCCCACTGGTGGTTGCGTAATAGGTATAAGTAATGCTACCTGATGAAGGAGTTGTTGGAACCACGGTTGCCGGTTCTAATTTGATTGCACAAACATTCGAAACAGCCGCAATATCTAAGTTATAAATGGGCGAGGAATTATTAATACCAATTAAACACCCAGAGCCTAGATTAATGGCATTTGAAACACTGATGACTGTGTTTGCACCAAAGGCACCCGCATTGGTTAAATTAGCAGCACTCCCTGAATTTGCATTAAACCCAATCATGGTAGTATTAGTGGTGGTGGTGCTGATACCAGAAGTTCCTGCGTATCGGCCTAATGCCACTGCCCCAGTGGAATTACCACTCATACCTGCATTTGCACCAATGATGACGCTGTCCGTGCAAGTAGCGATTGCAGCAGGTGTGTCACTGATGATAATTGAATAAGTGCAAGCGCCACTGCTTGTGGCATTGGTACCAATTCCGATTGAATTATTGACTGTGACAATACCCGCAAGGGCCCCTGTGCCTAGGGCGATTATGCTACTGCCATTGACTTGATCAGCAGCTGCATTCGTGCCGATAGCCAAAATATCCGTGCCTACAGAATTTAGAAAAGAGGCTCGATAACCAATAGCTATCGTATCCGCGGCCCCATTCCCTGCATTTCCCATCGCGTTATTACCAATCGCAATTGAGCGTGAGATTGTCGCAATGTCAGTGTTCGGGTTTACATATTGCCCCATGAATATACTATTTTCATTCCCTGGGGGTGAGTGTTCGGCAATCTTTATGTAAATCGGATTACCATCAATGTAATACTGGGCTGGTGTGCCACTTATTGATAAGCTATAAGGCACGCCTAAAACAGAATAGAACACTGAACCTGATGAAGGGGTTGCAGGGGTAGAGATACTATCTGCGACTTTCATAGAAGCAATACCACCGACGGTCGCAACATCAAAGGTGTAGGCAGGTGTTGGATTGTTGATACCTACTTTACAGTTTGAGCCTAAATTAATGGCGTTATTGACTTGAATCGATGCATTCGCACCAAAGGCACCCGCGTTGCTTATGGTTGAAATGCTATCGGTATTGGTGTTGTAACCCACCAAGGTGAGTGCGGACATTGAAGAACCAATCGCCGTACTTGCAGCAGAGAGTGCCCCAATAGCAACGTTTTGTGAAAAAGTGATTGCTGTGCCTGAGCTTACCGTTGGGCCTGCTAAATTTCCAACGACCACGCTATCCACAGAATTTCGAATGGTGCTCGCAACCGTGTCGCCTATCAAAACTGAATTGGAACATGATAAAAATGTACCGGCATTTGTTCCAATAACGACCGAAGTTGCGGCAGTGCTCATGCCATTAACACCCACACCTTTACCGATTCCGACCACATTACTGCTTTGGACCGATACCATACACGAGGAACCAACGGCCACGATATTAGTATTAGTCATAACTGACAGAGCGGCCCGATATCCGATAGCCACGATATCATTGGCACCCGTAGTTGCATTTAAAAGGGCGTTATTTCCTAATGCAATGCTTCTGGCAACAGTAATGGTGCCAACGTTTGGATTAACGAATTGCCCTAAATACATGCTATTTTGGTTACCAGAGGTGGTACCAATTTTTACGTAAATGGGATTTCCATCTATCAAATATTGTGCTGGTGTACCACTCGAGGATAAGCTGTAAGGGACACCTAAAACAGAATAAAATACCGAACCTGACGCAGGTGTAGCAGGAGTTCCTGATGTATCTTCTACTTTAATTGCAGCGATATTTGAGATTGCTGCAATGTCTAAGTTATAAGCGGGCGATGCAACACCAAATCCAATTTTGCATCCATTACCGATGTTGATTGCGTTACTTGCAGAAATGGTTGCACCATATCCAATGACACCCGCATTGGTAAGCGAATCCGCCATCACGGTATCACGCCCTAATGCAAAACTATTGGTCGAAATAGTGGTTGCGGAAATGGCATTCGCACCGAGTGCGACCACTCCCCCACCTGTCACTAATGCATTCGCGGCGTTAAATCCGAGTGCCGTGCATGAATCCAAACTTACCAGAGAGGCTAAACATAATTCGCCCCATCCTGTGTTGTATCGGCCACTTTCTAAAGAAAGGCCCGCAGAATGTCCGCCGAAAGTGTTTTGAATTCCTGTGTCAATGGCATTCAATGCATTAATACCAACGCCCGTGTTAAATTCCGCAGCAGTCAGTGTTAGATTTCCTGCACCGCTGCCGATAAAGAAATTACCAACGGCAAATCCACTATCCAATATTCGTGTTGGATTATTTAGGCTGTAATAATCAGTGCCTGGGGTTGCAACGCTTAATACACCTGTTCCTGTAGTATTTTTTAATAGGCCCGTACTTAGGTCCGATAAGGCGATCGCGTCTGGGAGGAAGGCATTGGGACTTTGAATAATATAGAGGCCATTTGAAGGTGCTCCCCCTGAACCACCGCCAGAAGCCACTGCGTAAATACGTCCATCTTCTCCAACGGTAATATCTGCTTGAGTATAACTTCCCGCAGTAATACCAGTGGTTGCCATTCCAATAATAGGATTGCCTGAAACACCATCGGAATTAGAAATCGTAATTTGTGAAGAATCAGCAGACTCTAGCGCACGTGTAAAAAGTGTGCTTCCTTGTTTAACAACAAATCCTTCTTCCACTAAATCAGACAAGCTTTGTAAAACAGTATCTAATGTGCCTGTAATCGTTCCTGAGCCTGTAATTGGGCCGCCTGTAAATGAAATACCACTACCAGAATTTTGCACATCAACAGATGTTACGGTGCCAGTTCCAGTTGGGACTACCCAATTATTTGTGCTATCAAATGTGTTGATAACACCGGCATCGAGATTATATATTTGCATTCCAGGCGTTGCATTTAGTGCGTCCCGTTGGTCTTCTGTCATTCTTGGTAGAAGAAATGCGCCTTCGGTTGATTGAAGCTCTAAACAAACAGAAACAGGTCTCCCACCCACTTTAGTTAATCCAGCAGTAGAGCCCGCCGCACCAAAAGCGGTGGTGACAGGGTCCGCAATCAGCACAGGTGCTTGCGTTTCAGTTGGTGCCAGTAAATTAATAGTCATGATTAAATCCTTTTAACTAAATCCAAAATTATGCGGGTGCAATTGTTGTCACCGTTCCGCTTCCACCTATGAAGAGCAATGCGCCTCCCTGCACGTAGAAAGCACCGCCTCCTGGGGCTGATGCTGGTGCATTGGTCGTATTGGCTAAATATAAACTTGCATTGGGTGTGCCCCCGACGTTACTAATCGTTAATGCATACGTTGTGTTTGGTGATGCGGGTGCGTAATAATCAGTGCCAGCAACCGCAATGGTTTGCGCGCCTGAGGTGGTGGTATTTTTAACAATCCCGGTGGCAAGCTGACCCATGGCCTGTGCGTTAGGGACAGAGGTCAAATCTGCGGTAGTTTGTACTAAAAATTTCACGGCACTTGAAGCACCAGTATCTGCAGTCCAACTCATGACGCCTAGGGTGGTACTTGATAGATGATAACCATCGACTGTGGGATAATCGGTTGGCAATGTATAAGTAGTTGATAGCGTCGCCATTGCATTCGGTGCTTTAAAGGTGACAGATTTGCCGCCTAAATCGAATAGCTGAATGCTCTTAGTTGCACCGCCTACAGGTGTTATTTTTAAATCAGAAACAATTTCGACCCATGAGCCACTGAGGGTCTGAAGTTGAATCGTCCCTAAGCTTGTTGCAATCAGATAACCGCTTGTGGCTGCTATTCCGGTTGAAGAGTAGGTATGGCCACCAATCACGGCACTCGTGATGCCTGTCAGGACTGGGTTTAAACCAATGGTTCCAGTCGCTACAATAGGGTCGACTGAAAAGATCAAATTATTACCGCTCTTGCCGACTGAAGTCACGGTTCCAGCACCAACGGATTGCCAAGACATTGTGCCGTCAGTGAGGGATGTCAATACTTGGCCATTAATGGAAGGCGCAACCGGCAACGTATAGTTAGCGCTTGACCCTAAACCAGAGGGTGCGACAAAAGAAATGAATTGAGTTTCACTGTTGTTTAAAAACCCTAATTTGCAGGTACCGGCAACAAAGACTCTGCCCACTCCAACAGTAGGTCTTAAATATATATCTCCGTCTGCCTGTAGCGTTAAGGGTTGTATAGCAGGAGAAGCCACCGTTTTAATGGTTAATGCGGTACTGCAAGCAATCGTCGCGCTGCTAATACTAATATTGGAAATCACAGCACTCGTTAAACCCGTTAAAACAGGGTTTAATGCAATCGAACCCGTGGTGGTGATGGGAGAAGAGGGTGAGAAGAGAATATTATTGCCTTGTGTGAGGCTCGTGACGGTTCCAGCGGCAGTAATCCAGCTCATTATACCGCCTGTATCACACGCTAATATTTGATTATTAACAGTGGGTCCAGCGAATGGAAGTGTATAGAGAGTACTTCCCGTAAATGTGTCTGGGGCTTTAATGCCTACAAAGTCAGTATCTGTGTCATTGTAAAAACGTAAAGTTGTCGCCAGTCGTAGACGAACTACTCCCGATACCAGTCCACCTTGACCAGGTAGCAAATTAATATGCCTGCCAGTAATAATATTAACATCACTAGTAGGATCTATCGCATTGATTATTAATCCGGTGTGGGATGAAATCGTTATTCCAGTGGCTGTGATATTTCCAAAAACACCGGTTGCAGAGCTGATACTGGTAAGCCCTGAAACCGTATTGGAAAGAGAAATTGTTCCCGAGCCGGTAATAGTTGAGCCTGTTGGACTGAGGTTGCTGAGGCTAAGGTTTGAGCCTACGGCGACTGAGGTAACAGACCCCGTTCCCAGCGTTTGCCATGACATGACACCCGCCATTGTGGATGCCAATACTTGATTATTGGAACTGGGTGCTGTTGCAGGCAGTGTATAGGTTGCGCTTGCTGCTAATGTGCTTTGGGCTTTTAAGGCTATCGATCGAGTGTTTCCGTCATTGTAAAGATGCAAAGCTGCACCGTTTCGTATATTAACTGTTCCGGTCCCAGCACTTCCGGCATGTAAATAAATACCCTGACTAACAAGAATATCAAGGGAAGTAGAGGGGCCATTTACGTTTATGGAAAAGTTGCTACTAGCAGATGTTATACCGTTAACATCTATACTAACCACGTCGCCTAGACCGATTCCAACACTAGTAAGCCCTGTTAAGTTAGGATTTAATGCAATAGTACCCGATGTAGTAATAGTGTTTGGAGTAAAAAAAAGATTAAAATCCCCAGCAGATATGGCAGTTACCGTCCCTGAACCACCACCGCCACCACTGGGAACCCAAGCGCCATTTTCACGGAAATAAGCGGCATTATTTGTGATGTTATAAACAACCATTCCGTCAACAACAGGGGTTAGAGCATTCATTTCTGAATTAGTCATTCTCGGTAATAGAAATCCACCGGTGGTCGATTGAATTTCGCAAGAAGCAGCAACGGGAACGCCATTCACTTCTGTGGGTACAGCAGGTGAACCGTCATCACCAAAGTCACCAATGAGCATGGATGATAGGGCTGTTGGGTCAATATTCAATGGCATAACAAAATCCTTTTTATTTAGCCTGGGCTTTGAAAGTAAACACTCTCCAATTGTGCAATTCTGATATTCAATGGTTCAACGAGTGGACCATTGACCCCTTCACTCGAAACTTGTGGTGGTCGAGTGTTTAAAAGTGGAACTGGGTCGGGCGGTAAGGTGAGCGCAATATTTTGTGGGTTTGGTTTATCGGCAAACACTTTGTTCACCATTAAACCCGTCCAAACCAAACGTTGGCCTCTCCATTCCATTTGTTTAACCAAGTCCCCGTAATTACAAACCATCCCGCTAATGTCACAGATTGCAACAGAATCAGGATTCTCAAAATCTAGGCTTACATATTTACCGGTCGGATTTACATTCATACGTAACTCCATCCTGTGAGATAACTCGGAATTAATCTAAGCGGTACTTTTTCTACATCCTCTGTCGCTGCATAGGAATAGGCTTCCTCGGCTTCCTTTTTAAGTACTTCTAACCTGACAGGATCTAACTTTTCTGCTTTGATTGCTAATCGGTAAGCCACAGCGGCACAATACGCATCATAAAAACGAGCGGGAATTTCCAATCTGTTTTGCATATTCCCAACATCCGTTGTCATTGAAATCAAACGTATGTATAACAATTGATATTGAGAACTAGGGGCATTCCAGACGGTGAGCGATGTATGGTCTGATTTTCTATCAACCCAAAAAACAGTCGGACGGCCACTTTGATATTTGTTAGGATAAGTCATCCATTCAGATTGACTGATTTTTGCCATGACAATATCGTTGATGTTTGTCACGAAATAAAGCTGGGCAATGTTAAGAGTAGCACCACCGGTTTCTCTAATTCTAAAATATTGAGCCGTACCAGGCGTTACTATTTCAACCCAAGCAATTTGGTTTGTTAAGAAAGCACTTGAGGTATCCACAAAAATAGGGGTATTGGTGTCAGTCCAAGTAATGCCATCATTGGACCATTCGTACTTTAAGGTATACGTTAAATTAGCATTTGTGAGCACACCCACCATAGTGACTTCATATTGTGTATCCGCACCAAAGTTATAACTAATGTAGCCATTAGGTGCGGTTTGTGTGCATGCAGTTGTTCCACCAAATACGCCACTTGCATCTCCGTTTGGAAATGAAAAAGCAGTTCCACCCAAAGGTCTTTGGAAATTTCTTAAATTACATTCTATGATATCGCTGATACTGCTAGATAATCGATAGGTGGGCTGATTTTCGTTTAAGTTAACAAATTCAAAATAAGAAGAATAAAGATTGTAGCCTTTATTTATCCATTCGGTTAAAACAAAGTTTCCACATCTTAAGGCAGCAACTATTTTTTGGTGGGTGATGACAGCGGGAACAATACCTGTTCTTTCATATGTCTCGTCAACAAACTGTTGGTTTGTCGCAGACAAAAAGTTGTAGGTTCCTGATTGAGCCACCACTTAAATTCATCCTTTATTTTCCGTGATTAACATTCCGGAAAGTTTTTGCTAATGTTGCCCTCTTTTTCATCAAAGGGCTTTTCGAATGCGCGGCTTTGTTAAGCTTTGCCTTTGGGATTTTCTTATCCATTGGCACATCTAATGCTTTATGAAGTGCACCTGGCTTTTTAACGGCCCCACGCATAAAATCCTTTTTTTCTCTGCCCATTATCTTAATCCTTGTTGACAAATGGTTTCAGTTAATGTCGATGCTCCTGTACTTGCCGTCACTGCAATTCGTGACCAAGCTGTTGGAGTGGTATAATTCGCTAATTGATTAGCCGCAGCGCCAGTCATGGCGGCAATGGGTGTGAATACTAAGGGGTCTAAAACCGTAAACACGCTATCTAATGTGGTTTGCCAGCTATAGGTAATCGTTCCTGCAACCGCTACTTGAATCCCAAGGTTAAACACTGTCCTGTCATAATCGTGTAAGAACCAAGAGGTAAACCCTGTTTGACCAATTCCCACAGATAAAGCAGTAAATCCAGCATTTGAAGTGATGCTAGTAACAGAATCATAATAATTAACAGTTTGAACAGTATTAGCATTGGGCCCAAAAATGGTTTCATTAACACTATGGCCATTGGCTGTTCCTGTAATAGTAAAAATGATTGCACTTAAATTATTGGCAGACGTTAAGCTTAATTTTCTGACCATTCCTGGCAAGGTAACAATTGGATTGTTACTAACAGAAAGTGTGCCATTAAGCAAAACACTTCCGGCAGCTCCCGCTGTTTGAAGGAGAGCGATAGCCGCATTGTCTGCGGCTATCCAATTGTAGACTTTAGGCTGCGCCATCTACTGCCTCATTTTTTGCAATATCTTGTTTACTCAAAACTTCAATTGAACCTTGATAGGCTTGTATAGCGCCATGCAAAATTGCAACATCGTTTTGAACGATTTTAAGCTCCTGTTTAAGTTGCTTAATGTTTGCGGTAAGTCTTAAGAAATCTTCTTCGCGTTTCGCCTTTTTATCGGTTAACACTTGAACATTTGCTTCTATCTCTTTGATTGCTTTTTGAGCTTCCATGTTACATTTCCCTCTTATGTTACGTTGAAAAAACAATAAATCTTAAGGCGTTTGTGTCGCCAATAAATAGTAAGTAGCACCGTTAATTTGAACCTCAATCGCTTTGCTTGCAGTTGCGCTTGATGTAACAACGGATGCAGTCGGAATATTTAAACCTAACGTTCCAACATGTCCGCTAACGGTTGCGCCATAAATTTGTAATACGTTTGAAAGACCTGTCGGGGCTGCTCCAACCGCCATAGCTAATGCATAGGTGCTGGTTGCGTCAAAAGTCGTGGTCCCAAGCGCTAATGTTCCATTGCCGTTTAATACGGCAATTCCAGTGTTAGCATTAGAAAGACCCACATAATTAGTTTGTGCGGTTCCACCATTCACATAGAACATGCCTGAACCACTACCACCCGTACCAGTAAAGGCATAGCCTGGTATAACGGAAGTTCCTGGCTTAGTTAAAAATTGCCCTGCCCCTTTTGAAGCGGCGATAATAGAAATATTTGTATCCGCCCCAATGGCTGACATAACCACGGCTGAGCCTGTCACAGCCCCAGTTATACGTATGTAATTAACCGCGTTACTGCCCCCAGTTACTGAAAACTGTAATGCACCATCGGTCGCCAAACCCACCTCGTTATCACTGATGCGATACAATCCAGTATCACTGTCATTGGTAAACGTATATGCAGGGGCCGCAGCGGTACCTGAAGCACTCACAAGGCTTGCAATACCAGAAATAATGCTAGTCGCAGGATTCAATAAAACAGTGGTCGCAGCAAGCAATTTGCCAG